GTATAACTTCCCCAAGTTCCGTCAACGTCATTAGCACCACCTTCGTTAGATAAATTAAGGTCATTGGTGTAGATGTTTCTCCAACGTAGTGATGTAGTACCTAAATCTGTAGAATTATTTGAGTTAGGTACAACATGACCATTTACATTTAAACTACCTGTTAATGCAGCACCCGTAGCTGAAGTTTCAAACCGTTTTGTGCCGTTAAAATAGAGCTCAACACCAGCGTCTTTAGTACCTTTAACTAACCAATCAGCATCGGCATCTAAGAAACCAATATTGTTTGCATTGTCAGCATATACATAACCTCTATTACCGCTTCCAGCATTAAAATTAATTCTTGCATGATTGGCATTGTTCTGTACCACAACGCCATCAGAATACGTCTCAAATTTTGTACTGTTGTCATATCTAAGTGATACTGCTCCGTTTTCAAATGCACGAATGTAATATTCACCTCCAGTAGATCCAAGGTTTATAGCATCACCTTTAATTAGTAAACTACCTGTACCTTCATCTGAAATATGAGAATTAGAACCATCGTGATAAATTTTTAGATCTGACCCTGCACCCATTCTTATTTGGTCATTGTCACCCGTATATATATGTCCAAAAATTTGAACTCCGTCTGATTCGGTCTGAAACTTTTTACTCCCATCGTAATAAAGTTTTACTCCTCCGTCACCAGTACAAAGAATAGAATTTTCACTGTTTTTAGCTTGGATACCTATTTGATAAGTGCTTGTTCCACCACGGATATATAAGCCTCCAGAGTGAGTATTATCAATGTACGAATAAGATCCATCATGATAGATTTTTAGATCTCCTCCATTGCCAAATATTGCTTTATCATTATCAGCAAAGTCAATATCATTACCATTACTTTGTAAGTCACCGCCTAGTTGCGGGGAACTGTCACCGACTAGATCTGTGTTAACAGTGTTACCAGATGCCGCTGTGATTCTACCTTGTGCATCAACAGTAATAGAAGGTATAGAAGTTGATGAACCATAGCTACCAGCAGTTACAGACGTGTTAGCAAGTTTTCCAGCAGTCACTGCATCATCAGCTAACTGAGATGTTTGAACCGCACCGTTTGCAATTTTTGCATTTGTGACTGCATCATCTGCAATTTTTCCTGTAGATACTGCACTGTCAGATATAGTACTTGTCTGGACTGAACCGTTTGCAAGTTTAGCATTGGTAACATTAGCGTCTACAATCTTTGCAGTTGTAACTGATCCGTTCTGTAGTATTGCTGTTGTAACTGTGTTGTTACTTGGTGTACCTATTCCGACTGTTGATCCGATGACAGTAACGAAAAGACTAGCACCGTTAGCAGGGGCAGACCCAAGGATAATGTCGTTGCCAACAAGAACGAAGCCCTCGCTTGGTTGGCTTGATCCAGCGTTAGGTTTTTGAATGACTCCATCGACACTAACAATAAGTTGTGCTGCACTTGTAGGTGCATCAGATATTGTAAATCTATAAGCTGTTCCATTTGGTGTTGCACTACCTCCGCCTGTGCTTGAGGAGCTAGATATTGTAGATATAAAAAAGTTACCAATAGCTGTAGCTTCTTCCCATGCAGAGTTTGCACTAGAGTAAACCATAAGCTTACTGTTAGTGGTATCATACCATAGGTCACCGCCATCTAGGGAAGATGTTGGTGCAGATGATGATACTCTGTATCTGTTTGAGAATGAGTTAACTGTAGCACTGATAGCTGCAATATCCGCAGCACTAGCTAGCTGTTTATGAAATGTATATGTATGTAATGTTGTAGTAGTCTGTACCTGTAGTCCGCTACTTGCAGCTAGGCTTGTATTACGTAAGGTTGTAGGAAACCCAGTTATAGTTACTGTGTTACCTGTACCAGCACCGTTAGATATAGTTGCTACGCCAGAGTTGTTGATAGTTATTGCACTACCACTACTAACCTGAGATATAGACACAACAGTACCCGCACCATTGCTTGGATCTGGGTTAGCTGTAGGAAAGCTGGTTTCGTTTGCTATAGCTACAAAACCACCAAGAGCATTAGTAACTGCAAGTATCTGATCGTTTACAGCTTTTGATGTAGGTATACGTGTATCACTACCTGTAGTTAAAGAAGTTTCTAGTGTTATACCGTCAAGCTGATTTAACTCTGCTGTAGTAGCTGTAAGAGCTGTAGCACTTGCTAGGTTTGACGCAGTAGTTGACTGCATACCAGCTAGTGTAGAAAGCTCGCTGTCAGCTATTTTGTCAGTTGTAACAGCGTTGCTTGCTATTTTATTTGATGTTACAGCATTGTTAGCAATCTTAGCTTCTACTACTGCGTTGTTAGCGATAGTTAACGCACCACTACCAGTAACTTCTCCTGTATGTGTAGCATTAGTAACTTTTGCATTATTAGCTGTTATGTCAGAAACTATAGAGTTTGCAAGCTTATCTGTAGTTACAGCATCATTAGCTATCTTAGCTGTAGTTACAGCGTCGTTAGCTATAGTCAAAGCACCACTACCTGTTACGTCGCCAGTGTGTGTAGCGTTTGTAAGTTTAGCAGTGTTTGCTGCTATCTCAGTATTTATAGAGTTAGCTAGTTTAGCTGCTGTTACTGCGTCGTCTTGTATCTTAACTGTAGTTACAGAGTTGCTAGCAAGCTTGTCTGCGTTGACATTACCATTAGCAATTTTTGCTGCTGTTATAGCGTTATCTGCTATTTTTGCAGTTTCTACTGCTGCGTTTTGTATCTCGCTTGTTACAATAAGTTGATTATCTTCTTGTACTTTAAACAGTAGCTGTTCGTTGTTAGCGTTTAAATCTTCTGCCTTTACCGACGACCCTGCTGTGTATGTAGCCTTAGCTACGTCTACACTTGTGTCACGAAATATCTTGATAGCCTGTGGGCTGGTGGGTATATTACCTGATGTAAAAACTACATTACCACCGCCCGTTGTGGTGTAGCTTGTTATGTTGTAGTGTGTACCAGAAGATTTTAGTACATCATCTACAGTAACTTTTATATCAGATTGCTGGATAGACGGAAAGGAAAACGATTTGGTCGCTCCACCATCCCCAGTATAGGTTGCCTGTGTTACTGCCATTTATTTGTATATGTTGAGGATGTTTTGTGATGTAGTACGTTTGTTAACTTGTGCTACTTTTTTTAAGCGTTGCTCTTCAATAACTCTAGCTATCTCACCGTCATCTTTAATTGATGCCCACGCTCTTTTTTTAGCATTTCTAAATAAAGTATCTATAACTCTATTATGGTAATAATCTCTAGCGTTAAATTCACTACGTCTGCCAGATCGTATATCTTCGTACATAAGCTTCATAGATGCTAGTATTTTTTTATTTTTAGCTAATTTATTAAGCTCTAGTTCTAAGTTAAGAGAACCTAACGCTCGCTGAAACTCAGATCTAATGTAAGGATGGTCTGTTAAATTAGTACCATCGGGTGCATAATATGTAGAGGTACGTAGATCATAACCACTATCAAATAAAAAGTTTCTACCTTCGCTTTGATCTAGGTTAAGACTTATAGGACTAACTGCATTATACGCTCTAGTTAAGAAATCCCAATCTTTTAGTGGCCTACCGTTAAGCATATCATACTTAATAGGTAGCTGTTTAGATGTGAGTCCCTCTGTAATTAGGTTTCTGTTACGCACAGACTGTACAACACCTGAGTTTATTTCACGCATGTACGGTGTAAATAATCTACCTAATTCGTTACGTATACCCGCTAGTGGTACTTGGTTATTAATAAGTCCAGACACAATACGACCAGTCTGGCCGGGTCTGCCTGCAAATAAATCAACAAAGGACTGTATACCAGCTAGATATGACTTACTTGTTACAGCCTGAGCTACAACAAGAGCTATTTTACCTAGTTCGTTTTCTGTCCACTCTTCACCCATAAGTTCGCTAGCATCACCTACGTCAGCTATCGTAGACATAATAAGGTTGAACGGCTCAAATGAGTCATAACCTACACGTACAGCACCAAGCTTTATTGTTCTAGGTTCCCATTTACCATCTAACCATAGCTGTCTTTTTTGCCTGTCTACTGGGCCGTTACCGTTAAGATCGCCACGCATCCAAGCTTGTGTAGCCATAAATGTAACAGCAGATCCTATTGCTAATCGTCCTGTTTGTAAAGCACGTGCATTGGCTAGTTCTTCTGCGGTTGTTATACCATACTTAGCTACGCTTGATAAGTCATTAGGATTAGCAAATGCTATGTCGTTAAACTCTTTGACTAAGAAATTAAATCCGGGTGTATACTTACCTGTAAGTGCAAGGCCATTTACACCAGTTCTCGCAAATAAGAAGAACGGCTTAGCTAAAGGTGCAGCACTAAACACATCATTAAGTCCTTTTGCAAAGCCTGTAAGATCTTGTGTTAGTGTTACTTCTTTACGTGCAAACTTAGTAGCTTCGTCAACAATGTTACCGTTAGCGTCGAACACTTGTGAGTAAAAATCGTCTTCGTATGCTCTCATTAACTCTGGTGTTATTCTTGGTGTTTTAATGCCACCATCTTGTAACTCAAGAACTCTACGCATTGCTTTCTCACGCATCTTAGCACGACCTAATATGTACGCAAACGCATCATCGGTTGCAGCCATAATCTTTGTAGAGTATGTTAAGAAGTTTTTGTTATTCATACTTCTTGCCATGTTAGCTACACGAAACGCTGCCTGCTCTCCGGGTGTAGCTCTACCACTGTCTTCTGCCCATCTACGTAGTATCTCCCAGTTATCATCTGCTGCTGTAAACTCTGTAAAACGTGTTTTTATTTGTCTTATGTCACCTTTCCAGTAAGAGTTTAGCTTACTTCTAAATACAGTAAATGATTCTGGTATAGATTCTACCATAGCATTGACCGACGCAAGACTAGATCTAACTGTAGATACATTGCCATCAAATGGTAAACGTAACACAGCACCTAATGCTTGAGCTAGCGGTCTTAAGAATGTTGCAGTAGATGTACCCATAATAGCTCGAGCTGGTGTTTTAGGGCCAGATAGTATACTATGAGTCATTACACCTTCTAGCTCTCTTATCATAGCACCTGTACGTTCAGCACCGCCTTTTTCTAGTGCACCACCAAGTATTGTTTTTCTTGCCCATGCGTCAAAGTCATCAAGTGTGTTAACATTCTCCATCATAGAAAAAGCTTCAAACAAAGCTAATAACATATTGTCATCAGGATCATCTTTAGCTATCTTTAAGACAGACATAATAGAATCTCTAGCGTCAACCATAGCTTCCTGTGTAGCTTCTTCGACAGCCTTCTTGCTCTTTTTACCTAGACCTAACTCTCTAAATGAGTCAGACTTGACAAATCTAGCCTTCTTGGTTTCATACAATGCAGTAAGCATAGTATCTACAAGCTGTTTAGCAGGGCCGTCTATGTCTTGTATATCAACAAGATCAGCTATTTCTCTACCAGCTACGCCTAAATCACGTACCTGTTTAAGTAATGAACCAATAACTAAGTCTGCTACAACTACATTTTTAGATGTCCAGATAGTCTGACCATCTACAACATCGTTGCTTTCAAATAACTCTTTTAGATATTCTTGTGGTGACATATCTACAGCGTTTCTGCCTTGAGTTATACGCTGATGTGCTTCGATAGCTTCTTTGTATTTATTAACAAGAGCTGTTCTTGACCCCTTAGCTGCTTCTAGTTCTTTGGCAAACTTTTCGCTACTCATCAGACCACGCATAATTCTTTCAACCGTAGCCTCGTCTGTATCGCCTTTTAAGCCTATTCTTTCTCGTTCTACTGGTGTTGTTACAGAACCGGTAGAACCCTCCTCTGATCCCCATTGAGTACGTGTCTTTGACAACTGCTCTCTGGCTTTCTGTGGTTCTACTTCGGATACATGTGCCCCTTGGTGTGGTTGAGATATAGGAGCATTTTTATCTGCTCTAAACTGTGTTTCACCATCACGTAGCTGTGCAATACCAGCTTGTACTGTTTGATCTTCTAGACTTTTATTACGTTTTGTAATCTGTTCTACTACTTTGTCGCCACCTTTCTTTAATGTATATGCAAAACCATCGAAGATTAAGCCTATGCCCATACCTTCTACAATGTTTTTCATTTTCATTACAACAGGGTGGTCAGTATCTTTGGTAGATATTGGTGTATCTATCCAACCATACCTGTCACGTAAAGCTCCTAGAGCGTTTTGTTCGTCTGACTCTTTAGATATAAGGTCAGACACAGCTCCTACAGCTGCACCTCTAACTAGGTTGCCTTTTGTTAGTGCGAGTAAACCAGCTGGTATAGTAACTACACCTGTTGCTGCGGCAGCCTTAGCTGCTGCGACTGTGCCTAAAGCTAATGAACCGAAGTGCACTAAGCCTCGTAGCTGTTTACCCCACCATGTTTTTGTTTCTATTGGATTATCGTATGCACCAAACGGGCTCCAGTCTGGCCTGTATGTACCAGTCTCTTCTCGTTGTTGTTGCATTTCTCCAGACAACGCATCCATGGTACGTTCTGGGAATGTAGCAATAGATGATGCTGTATCTTGAAGTCCGCCAGACAATATAGATTGTCCCTCTTTTATGAGTGCCTTAGCACCCCAGTTTTCAGCGTTTCTAGGATCTTCTTGTTGGTCAAGAGCTACCCGTTCTTCTTGCTGTAACTGTGCCTGAGCGTTTTCAGTTGCATCTAACTGTTGCTGTAACTCATCTGTAAGTTGTTCTGCCTCAGCTGATAAATAATCATCATACTCTTGCAGCCCATCATTTACATTTGAGTAATTTGAATCGGTCATAATTACCCGGGCAAGCTGCCATAAGTTTGTTCAAGTTTTTTCATATTTTCATTTATCTTTTTCTGCTTTTTCTGTTTAGACTTCTGTTCAAACTCGCCATCAGCAATAGCTAGTACAATACCGGGTAGTAAATTCTGAAACTGATTCATAGTTGTACCACGTAAAGCTGGAAACACATCTAATATAGCATTTATTTCTTCTGGCTTTAAATTAATTAATCTGTCCCATCTTTTTTCACCTTCGTCACCTTCAAATACTGTTTGTGTTCCGCCTTTCTTAGCTTGTATAATAGCACCTCGAGCACTGTTTGTTCTGTTAGCTCTTTGTCGTATAAGTGCATACACCATTTGACTTTGTGTGTTTTCGTCAAACTTAGCATCTAGACTAATTTCGCCTGCTTTTACAGCATCTTTTACCTCTTCTGCACTAAATCCATACAGTCCAAAGTTTGAAGCTCCTCTGTTTGCAAACTGTAATATAGTACCAACGGTTAAGGTGTCACCATTCTTAGCTTGAAAACCAAAAGCTGGTTGATAAGTTCCGGGCAAGTTACCTTTTTTTATAAAACCATTTAAGACCCCTCTAGCTTTTTCACCTGTTGGATCGTCTAAAATAGTGGTATATGTTTTAGTTAAGTTAGGTTTAACTTCTAAATAATTTTTATCTTTTAGAGAAAGACCATACTGTGTATCAATTAGTAAACCTGTTTCTGTATCAAGTTTGGGTCTTACTTTTATTAAACCTTCATCAGTTAGACCACCTGTACTAGACAACCTGTCATAAGCATACTGACGTGGTGATAATTTAGTACGTCTGGTAACACGATTGAAATACTCAGGAAAAGGCTCTCCATATAGTAAATGTCTTTTATACTGAGCTAAAGCTCGTTTTTCATGTAACGATACAGGATTCCCTTGATACCTAACTTTATTGGTATCATTTTCTAAGACTAATGAATCATTATCTATATCGGTAGATGTAGTTATCTTACCTCTTCTTTTGTCGGCTTCAGTGCCGGTAAAGTTACCAGCTAGTAATTCTGGCTCAATAGCTTTATACGCTATCTCAATAGCGTCAGATTCATTAGTACCACCTTTTACAAGATTTTCAACTCTACGGCCTAGTTCGCCATAAGCTCTATCTACATCAAACTCATTAGCTCCGGTGTATAGTTCACCTAATTGTTTTTTATAAGCAGCTAGTAGCAAACCTCTATATTTTGATAACGACTGAGGTTTACCAGCATTAGGATACTCACCGCCGTTTGTATCACCTCTAGGGCTAACCTGTAAACCTCTTACATTTATGTTAGGAAACCTTTGTTCAAGCTCAAGAAGTTTTCTTTCTAAAACAGCAGGGGGTATGCCTTGTTTATATTCTTGATCTAAGTAGTCTATTTCTCCTTGTGCTATAGATGTATTAGTTCTTTTACTTCTTTCGTTTTGTATAGCTTTATCTGTTTGTATTTTTTGTATTAAAGAAGCATTAGCATCTATATCTTTAAATTTACCGTCTTTGTATTTTACGCGTGTATTTTTAGCATAGCTAGGTATAAATAAAGCACCATCAAATAAATACTCTAGATGGTGTACATCTAATCTATTTTGATCTTGTCCTATTTCAGTAGCAACAGTACTAAACAAGTAGTTTACAGCTTCTCTATCTGAGTCAAAATTCTTTTCATTTTTTATAACTTCAACAAGATCATTAATCTCTATACTTAGTTTGCCTACCTTGTTAGGAGTATAAGGCTGTAATGTATTTATGATATCTTCTTTTAAGTTTTTATCTACATTAGCTTTGTAGTTTCTATTAGCTGTAGCCTTCCAAGACTGTATATTGTTTTCTCGTCTTTGAACTACATCAGGATATACCTTTTCGTAAAACAGTTTTCTAAACTCTCTGCTGTTTGTATCTATACCTAGCTGCTTAGCGTTCATCAGCATAGCTGTAATCATTAGCTCGTCAGCAGCATTATGTAGTTCTATAAACTCTTGTATATCTGTAATGTCTTGACCGCCGTTTTCGTTTATAAACTGCTGTCTAGCACCATAGTAATTATTATGCAGCTTAGATAGTAACTCACGTGTAGTAGAGCCTGATGGTAACGACGCACTTCTTACTCTTAAAAAGTTTATTGATTCTTCTGAGTTTTCGTTAAGAAGTTTATTGTTAAATTTAGCATTTTCTAATCTTAGCTTACCTTCTGCGTCTCTAAGCTTAGCACTAGAGTTAGAGTCTAGGTAAGCCATAGCGTCATCTATCTTGGCTTGAGCCTCTTGCCTTTCTCGAAATACACCTACAGCTTGACTAGCAGATTTAGAAAACTGAGCTATGTCTCCCATAAGCTTTAATGGTCTTTCAGCTATCTCTTTTTGTATAGCTGCCATCTGTTCATAGAAATCTCGAGTATCCTGTTGATTCCTATTTATCTGTTCATTTACTGAATCTGTTAAATCAGCTTCTGTTTTTGCGTAGTTATCTACACCGTAGCCCGGTATCTCGTCACGAGACTTACCTACGATCGTTTGGAATGATGATGATGTCATAATTTAAAATCCTAAGTAAGGTGAGATCCCACTACCACCGGTAAATAAACCAGCTGTGTTAACTAATGGTGAGTAAGATATACCACCCATAAGCCCTAGTCCACTACCAGTAAACGCTGATGCAGATGCACTGCCTATGAACTGACTGGATGATCCTAAAGCAGCTGAGCCGCCTCCGAAACTAAGTCCAAGTCCACCAAAACCAGAAGCTATACTTGCTACCTGACTTGCTATCTGTAGAGCACCACCTAATCTATTTGTAGGAGGCATCATTACAGGAGCACCATAAGAGGCTGGTATACCAAGAGCTTCTCTAGCACTAGCTTGTTGAACTTGGAACTTTCTTCTAGCACCTTCTCTAGCGTAAGCCAAGTTTCTACCTAGTACATTATCTAGTACACCTTCAACTTCTGACTGAGCTGCTAACAGACCTTGGTAGTTAGCCATACCAAATGTTCTAGCTCTGCCGCCTTCGTTAACTGTACCTTTTGATCTAAAGTATCTACGAGCAGCGTTTTCTAGTTGTTTTCTACCCTTACCTTGAGCAGCAAGAGCTTTAGCATAGGCATCAGAGTTATCTCTTGATAGACCTATTACATTTCTATTTTGTGCTCTTTCGAGCTGTGTTTCTTTGTTAAAAAACTTTAACTTTTCTTGGGCAAAGATAGCATCTTTTTGAGCAGCTCTTTCTCTAGCGGCTGCTCTAGCCCCTGCATTAGCGTCTACGCACACGGCAAAATTCTATAAATGTTACATTGTTCGGCCCATGTTTTAACTTACGTAAAAACTTAAAGCCAAGAAACTTCAGCAGTTTTAGATGTGCTGTGTTTCTGCTATCAACTATATTCCAAAGGAGTCGCTCTTCGCGGCTATCGACGTACCGCTTCGCTTCTCTTGCGAATGTAATTGGATATCGGTGTATATCAGGAGTGCATAGCATCCATATATCACCATCTGTTCCTACTCCGGCCATGCCAGCAGTCTTGCCGTCAGGCACTGTGAAATACACGTAGGATGGGTTGTGAACCATGAGAACTGGTAAGAGGGTAGGATCTATCCCATGCCCCTCTTGTACCTCTCTGTGGTCGTCTGGACGTAGGTTGGAGGCCACTTCTGTAGCAGCCTCTAATGTGAGTGGGTGAATGTAATCAGACACGTTTATAATATTTAGGTGAGTAATCTCCTTCCCAAGCTACAGAACGTAAGGTAGCTGGTGCAGGGTGTGACGATTTAAGTATTACATCGACGTTCTCGTTCTTTTCATATACAGGTACAGTCTGTATAAACTCATCAAGATATGGTGCATCAGACACGTCATACTCATCTAATTGTGTAGATTCGTATACTTCTGTGTAGTCAGCTTTACCAACTCTCTTGAGTGTAGTTTCGTAAAGACCTATCTTACCAAAGTGAAACTTAAGTCTATGTAGTACTAACGATGAGTTTACGTCAGATCTAGCTTTACCTTGTGTTGTCGAGGTAGCATAGAATCTTGGAAACTTAACTTCGTATGGGTATATGTAACCTATAACAAGAGTAGCTCCAGACCAGTTACCTACCAGTGTAAAGCTTGTGCCTGATACTGTAGCCTTGGCATATCTACCAACTCGTGGTGCACTTGTGTTTGTGTCAATAACTACAAGATCGTGGTTAGGTGTAGTAACTGTATTTAGCCAGCTAACACCACTGAAGGTTGTGATATTCGTAGTTGCGTTAAAGCTGCCACCGCTAACAGTAGTATGATTATCCACGTGGAGTAAGAAATCTGTTTCATCTTGTACTATACTTGGATCGTTTTCTGTCTGCACTAGCTTTATACTTTGTAAATAGTAATCACTATCTAAAAAGAAGTATTCGTCATTTATGATAAAATGATACACTAATGGATTGTTTAGTTTCCATTTAAACCATGCAGCCTGTTGTCGTTGCTCAGATACTTGAAAATACTTATAACCAAAAACATTATCTGAGCCAGTTTTACCTAACAGTATCATAGAATTTTCTCTAGAGTTTGTAAGTAAATCTATATCTTTTGGTAATAGTGTAGGTACAACTTTACTAACTTCTACTATAGCTGGTTCACCTTCTCGTCGTATGTTTGCCATTTCGTTAAATCGGCTAAACTTACCAGAGTTATCAACATAAGCTATTGTAGTGCCTAGTGATATAGGTTGTATAGTTTCGTTGTAATTAAATGTTGATACACTACGTAACTTTGCGGTATCAGGGTTAAAGACTGTATCATCTGATGCAAGTAAGAATTGTTGGTTTGTGCTAAATACTACCAAACCTGTGTTAGTTTCTATTCCATCAAACAGCTCTGACGGAAATGTTGATGCAGCAGATATATCTACAGGGTCACTAGCTGATACTGTAAGAGCTGTTTCTATAAAGAAGTCAGGTGTACCAAGCGATCCCGGTCGTGATGTTATTACGTTTTCTCCTGACAGGAGTGCTAGCCTGTTTCGGAAAAACAATACTCTGTTTATACGTTTACCGTGAAAGCTAGGTAGTGGGTTAGTTATATCATCGCCTACTTCTCTATCAGCATATGTAAATTGCTTGACAGTAAATGTCGTAGTAGCTGTACGCTGTATAACCAATGGCATATTAGTTAGACTTTTAGCTATACCCGGTTTTGCACACTCAGACCAAGAGCCAGAACCATCTTTATTATTTTGACCGTCAAATCTAAGGTAGTAGTCATCTTCTTCTGCACGTAAAGCATTAGATACTTTGACTATATAGCCGTGTTTGCACTGGTTAGGTAAGTTTTGTACATCGTTTACAGAGGACTGAAAGGATCTCATTAGATCATCTTCTACAACTTCTAACTGAAACGGGTTAGAGCTAGAGAAGTATATACCATTACCTATGTGTTTACCAGTTATACCACTAGGTAACGCACTGATAATACCACCGATAATAGTATCAGCTGTTACTGCTGTGTCAGCGTCAAATGGTGTAGGCTCAGGTCTAACCGCTCCGTCACCATTAGATGATATTGTAGCATTAATTTGTGTGCTTTCGTGATCTTCTACACGTATTGTATAGTTAAAGTTTTGTGAAGCAGAGTCTAGTGTTACTGTAACAGTATCTCCTGTGACCCATCCTTCTCCACCATGTAACAGTACAACTTCTCTATTGTAAGAGCATCTGTAGTTTTGACCTTCTGGGCCATCATTATCACTATTATTTTGATAGTTAGGGCTGATCCCTTGTTGCCCCAAAGTATTGATTCTAAATATTAGATTTTTCTTAGAGCCTGAGTCTACACTAAACACCTGTGTACCTATACCGGGGCAGTGGCCTGTACCATCTGACTCGTCTAGTGTATCACTCTGTATCTTAACACGTGTAGCTCGTGTAATAGTTGTAACTGTAGTGTTACTACCATGTAAGTTTATACCATACTGCCTACCATTCTCTGTACGTAGTAGTTCTAAGAACCCGAAGTGAGCATCTGGAGTAGCATCTGTAGTTCCCGTTGTCCCAACGAGAGTGTTAGAGTTAGAACTATCACGGCTATTAACAAAGGTGGTATCATTGATAGTAAGGAATTGTAAGTTTTCTGGATTGCTTGTTGCTAGATAATTTTGTATAGCTGTCTGCCCACCTGTTCCGTAAGCTGTAGTCATCTGCTGACCGTCGCTGCAACGCCATACACGAACTTGACCATCGGCTGCTACTTGACCTATGTAAGATCCTTCAGTCTCGTCACGAAAATAATGAAACCACGCACCACCACTCTGTACATTAGCTAGTTTGTCAGTTCCAATTCTTTTAGCACCCGGCCTTTTAAATAGACCTCTGGTTATATCTGGTATTGCGTTTGTTACCTCTTTTACCTGACCGGGAAATTTTAGCTGGTCAGGCTGTTCTGACATTCCTAGTGAGTATTGAGGTATAGTTTGTGTTATGCCTGCCATTATCTCCTTAGATTTCTAAATGGTTGATAGGTTTGGTAGTGAGTTTCATCATCAAATCCAAACATGCTGTGATCTGCCTGATTGCACTCGTACTCCATAAGAGCTGCACGAGATAAAGCCTCTTGCTGAGCCAGTAGCTTTACGAGCTGTGGGTTAGCGACAAGCTGTGTAGCTGCTGCTCTGGATGCTCTGTAGGTAATATAACGTCTAAATGATGTAGGTAGATCTTCAAACTTATACAAGCGTACAACATCAAGATCAAGGTCTTCTGTAAATACATCTGTGTGTTTTATCTTGTCATATATCTTACCATCGCGACGTACTAGATCTTTACGTCTATCAAAACGGTTGTCGTGTAAATCCATAGACAGTATGTCATTACCTATAGAAATGTTACCGTTTGTATCTGGACTAAACTTGACGTGTTTTTCTGTGTTGAAGTGCCACCCCTCTGCCTGCGTGTCTACGTTGGCATCGCGGAGTAGGTTGTAAATTACTGCTACTTCTGGGTTGTCAAAGTTTAGTGTTGTCTGTGGTGATTGTCCAATAGCCCCCAGTATATTATTTACTGCGGACAGTTCTGTGTCGATGTCAATAGTTGTGGAAGCCATAGAAAAAAGGGGAGCCGAAGCCCCCGTATAAAAGTGTAAATTAAGAGAAAGCCTTAGTTGTGTTAGATACAGCAGCACCGGCGATTAACTCAACAGCACTTGCTGGGTTGAGAGAATCTGCTCCCATAGCTAGACGACCTAAGATAACGTCTCCTTGGTATACCACTGAGATGTCTCCAGATGTTGTCTGAACTTGTGGGCCGATTGCTTCTACACATGCGGCAGCTTCTTTCTGGAAGATCAAACCACAGCTCTGTGCGAACTCAGTGCTGTTACCGTATGTGTTAACAGTCTTAGTTGCAGATGTGCCAGCTCTTTCGTCAGCCATTGCTTCGCCTACGAAATCACCTTGGTTGTCACCACCGTTAGTTCCGGGGTTTGTTGCTGAAGCAGAACCACCGTTTCTTGTACCGAACTTACCGAAGAATGGGATGTTCATTGACTTGAAGATCTGGATACCAGCGATCTCGATGATGCCGTTACCAGACTGCAATGCGTCTCCTCTTTCGTTACGGTTGATTAGTCCGTTAGTTTCTACGTTCTGTATAAGGGCGTAGTACTGTCTTGGGTTAAGCACAGCTACTCTACCTTCACCAGAAACTCCTTTCTCGTCTAAGATCGCAGCAGCGTCATAGAAAGCTGTGATAAGGAATCCAGCGTTGTACGCATCAGAAGCCTGTGCGTTTGTACCTACACGTAGCTGTGTTCCACCGGGCTCTACAAAGTTAGACTTTGTGATAGGGTGTGCTGTACGTGCAGCCTTTGTGACAGCTCTGAAGATCTTTCTGTCATACTGCTCTGCAAGAGCGTATCCGATCTTTCTAGAGATCTCACCTCTCAAATCATAGTGTGAGAGTGTTTCATCTAGCTCATAAACAAAAGCTGAACTGATTAATAAATCATCAACAGTTATTGTCTTTTCTGCTACTGGTGGTGCAGAATCTGAGTTACCTAGGATGCTATTTCCGGGTGTATGATACTCGGCTTTTGTGCGTCCAGTGTAGATGAACTGAAGAGATTTTCCGTTTTGAAGTGTTCTTCTCATCACAAGGTCACGAGCTATCGTGTTCCTTTGGAAGCCTTTGAACATTTCTCCGGAAAACAATTTAAGGTAAAGGGCTCTCTTATCACCCGAACCATTAGCCTGACCCAGATTGGTAATACCTGTAGTCAGTGTTGAATTTTGTTGTCCCATTTCTAAGAATGTATTATGTGTTTACTTTCTCAGTACTGAAATTTTTGGCCAGTTTTTTGTGGTCTATCCCACCGTCTAGACGGCAATAGGTATCCCGCGTACGGGGCTGTTGCCAATAGGTAAGGGAGGACTCGAACCTCCCAGTGTGCCACTTACCTGTTGGGTGTGTATGCGATGCCACGATACTTAAGTTTCATAGCTCTAGCATGATCTCTTTGCTCTTTAACGCGAGCTTGTAGTTCTACTTGAGTCATAATATACCTCAGTACCTGACCCCCGTTCCATGGTCAGATCTCATGCGTCCCGAAGGATGAACGGACGTGGACTTACGCTAAGTCTAGAGGGAAATTATGTGCGTTTCTCTCGTGCATTACTTCCATACCAAGGTTCTGTCTGTTGACAATATCAGCCCATGTAGGTATAACTTTGCCATTAGCATCAACGATTGACTGGTTAAAGTTGAAACCGTTTAAGTTAAAAGCCATTGTTGATATACCCATTGAGGTGATCCATATAGCAACAACAGGGAAGACAGCAAGGAAGAAATGAAGAGCACGGCTGTTATTGAATGACGCATACTGGAAAATCAGTCTGCCGAAATAGCCATGAGCAGCGACAATATTATAGGTTTCACCATCCTGACCGAACTTGTACCCATAGTTCTGAGACTCGAGTTCAGTCGTCTCGCGAACGAGAGAGCTAGTAACGAGACTTCCATGCATAGCAGAGAAAAGAGCTGCACCGAATACCCCAGCAACACCGACCATATGGAAAGGGTGCATAAGTATATTGTGCTCTGCTTGGAATACGAACATGAAATTGAAAGTACCACTAATACCAAGAGGCATACCATCACTGAAACTCCCTTGACCGAACGGGTACACAAGGAATACAGCGAACGCTGCTGATACAGGTGCAGAGTAAGCTACTGCAATCCAAGGACGCATGCCTAATCTGTAACTGAGTTCCCACTGGCGACCCATGTATGCTGAGATACCAATGAGGAAATGGAAGACAACAAGCTGATAAGGGCCACCATTGTATAGCCACTCGTCTAATGTGCCTGCTTCCCATATAGGATAGAAGTGTAGACCTATAGCATTAGAGCTAGGTACTACTGCTCCTGAGATTATGTTATTACCAAATAGCAAAGAGCCTGCGACTGGCTCACGTATGCCGTCAATGTCGACGGGAGGTGCAGCTATAAATGCTACGATAAAGCATGTTGCTGCTGTTAAGAGTGCGGGTATCATTAATGTACCGAACCACCCCACATAGAGGCGGTTATCGGTAGATGTGACCCACTCACAGAACCTTTGCCAGTTGTTTTCTTCTCTAGTTAAAGTTTGTGTTTGAGTTGTAATCATTTTCTAATCTTTAGTTTATTTCGTCGTTTGTGATTGTAGTTGATCCTACGGCTACTGGTCTTTGATCTGTTGAACTTGGCCTTTTCGCCTTTCGACATCTCACCAGTAGTCTTAGGAGTCTTGGAAGAAACGCGTTTCGACGGACGGCAAGCTGGATAGCCTTTGCGTTTCTCCCCTTTTTGGCGGCCACAAGGCTTGCCGGTCTTGGTGTCTACCCATTTTTCTGCGAACCATCGTTTTAAGCTCATTTGCCTACTGCCTTTTGTGCTTTCTTGTGTGCTGCTGAGAAGCTCATGCCTGCTCTCATATCCTTACGCATCATAGCCATGTGTTTGGCAGAGTGATGTTTGGAGTGTTTCTTGAGAGTATCTTGTTGGCGTTTAGTTAGTGCCATTAGCGTTTACCTCTTGTGTATCCTTTGGCGGTCTTTCTCTTACCACCAGATTTTACTTGTCCTTTACATACCTTAACACCATAAGCGTTAGCGTATGCAGAGGGGTATACTTTAAACTTGCGTTTGGCTGCTGCCTT